CCAAGACGTGATTACGCTATCAGCCGACTCCTTTGTCATCTTTGTTTAGGGTGTTCTCGTATGCCGATACCAAGACACGAACCTCATCTAATTGCATTAGTAGATTCGCCTCTTGCTGCTTTAATGCATCAAGCCGTTGTTGTAGGTGTTCCATCAGTACAGGGTTTTAATTCCCTGCTAATTTACGCTTCTTCGCCTTCTGCTACAACTTCTGCAACGGGTGCAGGAATCATCGCCCAAGCATCGTTGGCAAGGGTGCGGTAGTAGCCATCAACTCCCAATACCTCATCGGCAGCAGGGTCGTTAACTGCAAGCACCACGCGCCAATAAGATGAAGCGATTACGGCTCCGTCTTTGGTAACGTCAGTTGTTTTGCGGACTGCGATAGTTCCGTCAAGGCTGACGTTGAATTCGCTGATGTAGATTACTTCTTCAATCATTTTGTTTAGTTTTATTTATTATACGAAGTAGGTAAAGGAAAGGATGATTCCGCTATTGTTTGCAAATTCAACTTCTGTTAAATCAGTAACAACCCCTAAAGAGGTGCTTTCTTGTAATCTAATAGTTGTATCGCTAACTTCACCATAACCTTGAAATTGATTCAAAAAAGCTATATTGCTCAACCTTAAAGTTGGAGCAGAATAATTACCAAATGTATTTGGAATTGTAAAAGGTAAACCTGTAATTCTTGCTGCACCCGAAGAACTGCCTTTGCTTGATAGTTCAAGTAATCCGTTAATTGTTACTTGCCGACCTATCTTGGTGTACGTTCCCGTGTTGTTTGCATAAGTAACACCCACAGCCGCACCACCAAACGATACACCCATAGTCCAAGTACCTTCTTCGTAGTCATCAAGGGCGTTGGCTGCTGCGGTGTCGGTTCCAAATTTTATACCCTGCGAATCAATCGTTAAGATTCTTGTTCCACGAGCGGCAGGAGTAGAGTTGGCGGTTGAATAAAATATCAAACTGCGACTATTGCCAATAACAATGTTTGCGTCTTTACCGCTTCCTGCTGACGATAAAAACAAAGCACCTTCGTACGTATCTTGACCAACTACGGCAAGGATGTTGTCTTGCGCTGCCTTTTCAAGGTGAAGCAATGCAGTAGGCGCAGATTGGCCGATGCCTACGTTGCCTGTGGAGGTGAGGCGCATACGCTCAGCGCGGCCACTGCCACCCGCAGTTGTAACAGTACTAAACGCTAAATCTTGCCCACTTGACCAATCAAAATAATTGATTCCCGTTGTTCTGTATATCCTAAAAGCTGCATTGTTGGTGGTAAGCACCAATTCGTTGTTTACTTGTACTGACTCCGTTACTGCCAAAGTACCTGAAAACGAAGCAGCAGTCGTTGACAAAGACAAGGTTGAGTCATTACCCAAACCATCGCTTAACGCCTTTAGCGTACCGCTTAATGGCCCGTTGTCCGTAACCTTAATAAGGCTATCGTATGTGTCCTGTGGGGTTGTCCCCGTTAATGTTGTTCCCATTTCTAATTATTCCAAGTTGTTGACCAAGTATTCCAAATTTCTTCTATCAACTGCCAAGCACCTTGCTCGTTGTTGCCGTAAAGGTTAGTAGTAGGATGACCATAAGACAATGGCTGAACCATACCCCAAGAGATACTATTCGTTGCAGCAGCTTGACCCCAATAGATGTCATTGTTTGCTGCTCCTTGTCCCCAATCGCCTTGAACTCCCATTGTCTAAATAACTCTTTAACTTCACAATGTTGCTACGCTTCGGAGTGTAGGTCTGTTTCTTGCCACTCATAAAACCCAAGAGCTGAAGTTAGAGTCAGTATCGGGGTAAACGTCAGCATTGTTGTTGGCGTTGTATTCGGGGAATGAGGCTTGGTTGTAGCTCATATAAGTGATGAACCTATCCGTATAATACTGCGCCAAGTCACGAGCCTTGCCGACCAAATAGTCAACCTCAATCTTCTCTGCGGTTGTGCTATTCTCGGAGTTGTGCTTGAACACCCCACCGTTGCCGATGGTATAAGCAGCAAAAGGCAAGTACTCCACCATCGCGTAGTGAATCAACATCGGCTGCAAGTAATCATTCACCAACGCCAAGTAAGGGTTGGCAAGAGTATTGGCGATGATGTCATTGCTGATCTTGTCGTAGAGTTTCGTTCCCGTATAGTTTTGCAGGTGTATCTCCTGCGCAATCTTAATGAACTGAATGAACTTGTCCGTGTCCACGTTACCGCCTATTGCGGTGTTGCGAACCAAGTCCTCTCGTTTAATCCATAATGCCGTTGCCATATCTTAGTTTTTATATCCTTTTGTTGGTGTTTCAATAGGGGCGATAGCAACCATCGGGTCATTTTTCTCGGGGCGGAACCCCATACGAATGGCTTGGTTTACGTTGATAATATCCGTGCCGTTCAAAGAGCCTCCCCCGTAAATCTTGCCCTCTTTAGTTAGCTTCTTGCGGTAGATTCTACGCTCCCAACGATGGTGGCAGTTAGCACCGCCCTTGTAAAGCCATACGCTATACCTTTCACCCTGTGCTTCTGCTCCACCCTTTGAACTCAATGCCTCTACATCCTCCTTGCGGTAAACCCTTTTAGCACCTATCAACGTGCGGCATAGCAAACGGCTTTCACCCTTTGGGTCTTTTTTAGTTCCTACCGCATAGAAGTAGCGCACCTTGTAACGCTCCGTGTCTTGCTCGCTCTCCTGTTGCGCTGCAAGGTCGGTGCGTGAGTTGAGGTATGCCTCTACATCGTATTCTGCTCCTTCATCCTCAACAATGTCAGCCGTGATTAGGTCAAAGTCCTGCATCAGCTCCTCCTCGCTTTCGCCAAGACTTTCAATGTTCATTAGCAACTCTGCTGCAAGCTCATCACGCAGGAAGGGGCGATTGTCTTGCTTGGCAAGTTTCACGCCTGTCTCCTCCTCACGAGTCTCCATATCCATAGGCGTAACTACGTCTTCGGTGAACTCCAAAGGCTGAAGGGTCTTGAAGTACAAGTTGAGGCTGATGTCGTTGTACGCAAGAATCATATCAATGCCGTCAATGATAATCTCCTGCTTGGGGCGAATAACAAGGTTATCCAAAAGCGTGGAAGCGGTCTTCAGCTCATCAGCGTTATTGCCTAATCCCGAATTGTCCTTGATGCCTAAAAGCATAGGGCTTACGATACGATGCGAGACCATTATCTTCTGCGTTGCTTCAGCACTCAAGAACTGATACTGCTCTGCGGCATCCGATAGCTGAACGGGGTCAACCGTTGCTGCAAGGTCTTTGTTGTCATTGAACGCAAGGATAAACTTACCCGAGTTTGAGCTGCCGCTAAACTTCGTGGCTATCTGCTGCTCTATGCTCCTGCGTTCTTCTTCACTCGGTACTCCGTTGTTGAAGTTGATAAGCATTGAAGGCGCAAGGCCGTTCTGAATGTTGTTGATGTGGTAGTTTGCAATCTCCTCCTCAAGCTCTGCGTATGGAAGGCCACCTTGATAGTCCACAGGGGAGTAGTAATAGAATCCTGCTCGGTAGGGCTTGATGTAAAGTATCTCCAAACCCTCACGGCTCTTGCCAAATGCAGGGATGCGTACCGCAGTCTCTCTCCTGCCTTTTACGTCTTCCCAATCCTTTGCGTAGTAGTAAGCCTCAATCTCACCATCTTCGTTGCACCTTGCGGCTCGTAGCGTCTCTACGGGGATGTGCTGCACCTCTACGATGGTGTTGTGGTCTTGCGAGTACACGACCTGAAAGGAGCATTGCCCCATCATCACATAGTCCGCTACGACCTTCTGCAAGCAGGCTTTCGTAAACAAGCCACGCATCGCTGCGTACTCGCTCGGCTTCTTGGCAGAGTCCGTTGCATCCAAGCCCTTGCCAAAAGTCATATCCATCAAAGAGTTGAGGATAGCGTTGTTGGTGGGTGAGCCGTTATACCTGTCAATTAGGTAGCCGAAATAGTCGTTGTTGTCTCCGTATTCTACATAGTCCTTGCCCTGCACCTCTTTAACGACAGGTGTGGTATAGGAACTGAAGTTCACAACGTGGACTTTAGATGATGATGTACTCATTGTCATAGCTTGTTTCTTCGGTGTAGACGTTTTGGTTCACCGTAAATTTCTCGTAATCTGTTTGCGAAGTTACGAATACCCTATCCCGATATATTAGATTTCCCGATGCGAATACCTTTAAGCCATAGAATCTATTGTTGACAAGGCTGAACGTGCCTGTGAGGGTCATAAAACCATTAGCAGAGGCAGCCGTGACCGCAGGTGTTGCGGTGGTGTTTGTTGATTCATCAATTAAGGCAATCGTAACGCTCGCAGGGAATGTGCGAGGTATGATTACAATGGCTTGTGGTGAGGCTGATACTTGAAGGATATGCATCTTAAATAAATAACCTTTTACTTTGGATTTGTTTGAAAATAGAAAAGGGGCTTACGCCCCCTTCTTAATCTATATGCACTATTTAGCAAAATGCGAATATAATACTAAAAAGTATTTAATTCACTTTTAATGTTCTTGAGTTTCTGTATGAGCTTATCTATAACTTGCGGCTTTGAAGCTAATAAATTCATTAGGGCTTGATTCCCACTACTAACGTCAACTCCAAGCTCTTTTGCTGCTGATACATATTTTTCGGCCGTTTTATTTGCTTCAATATATTTAGCCTTTGCATCATTCAAAGCTCTTTCAACATTAGGAATTTGCTTAACTAAAACCTGCACCGCAGAAACAGAGTCCCATTCCGAATCAGTGGCCGCTTTGTGAGCCGACTCAAAATCATCCTTAATTGAAAACTCAACTTTTATTGTGCGTACCTCCTCACCAATCTTGGCGATTTTAGAAAAAATTTGTTTGCTCATTTTATGGTTTTTTGATTTTTGAGAATTGCTCACCAATAGAAAAAACTCGTTCCGTCAGCGTTCTGTTCAAATTAAACAATTCAACTATTTCAGGACTATCATTTACCTGCAGCCCAAGTTCTTGAATAGCTTTTGAAGCATTAGAAACAAGTTTAACGCCTTCGGTTGTCAAAGCATTTGCTCGCTGCTGATACTTTTGACCTTCTGAAATTTTAGCGTTTAGGTCATTTATCAATCTTTGGAACTCTGACAAAAATGAATTCACATCACTCTCTAACTTCCGCATCTCTTGCGCCTTTGACTTAACATCGTTAATCAAAGACAATTCAACCTTCATCGGCTCTTTAGCCGAGAACTTGGCGAATATATTGTTGAGTGTACTCATTGTGTAAATATAAGGGGGCTTTCGCCCCCCTAATTCATTTACGAGTTAGAACCCACTACAATCGTTTCAACTGCACCTGCAAGTCCTGCGAATGGATTGGCAACGGTAGCACCTGCGATGAAGTTAGCAGGAAGTTGCTCCTGTCCCTCCATTGTCAAAGTATAGCCCGAGAGGTCACCCATAGCAGCACCCGTTACAATCGTTCCACCTGTTACTTCGGCTCCGTAGTTCAGACCCATCATAAAGGCGTTGCCGTTGTAGTCTTGAACGACCACGTAAGGCCGACCATAAGCAAGCAGCTTTAATTCTTTGTTGTCCTCCTTTGTGAGTTTGGTCAACGTAAGATTCAAAGTCTGCGTGAAGAAGGTTGTACCATTCTCACGGCTTGAGTTAAAGGTTTGCTCAAAAGAGCTATTGCCTTTCACAAGGTATTGGTAAGCAGAGAAAGTACCACTGATGTTGGTAATCTCATCGTTGGTGAGGGTAACAGTACCCAAGTCACCGAAGTCTACAAAGTACACGGCATAAATGCCACCTACTACGTCTTTACAGGGTACCGCCCTGCCTTTTGTTAAATCACAAGCCATTGTTTCTTTGTTTTATTAGAATTAAAAAAGAGGGCGAGGACATAGCCCAAGCCCCCTCTTGATTTACATTAACTCGGATTAAGAGTAAAGGACTACGTCAGCTCCGATTCCGTACTGAACTCCTGCGAAGAAGCGAAGGATTACACGGATGTTGTCTGAACCGTCAAGGTCAGCCATATCAAGTACACGAACTTCGTTGCGCTCGTTCAAAAGACCTGTTCCGAAGAATAGGTTTGAAGCTTGAGCAGCGACCATCTTGTTTGAAGGTAAGCCGTTACACATAACAACCTTGATGCCATCAAAGAACAAGTCTCCGTTGCCGTACCAAGTAGTGCCTTTGTTGTCAACACCATTCGCTCCAAGACCTGAAGTTCCGAATCCACCAAGAGCGCGGACATAAGCCTTTGCTACGTTTTGTGGCACGAAGATTTGTAGGTCTTCCTTGCCGTAAAGGGCAGAAGGAATTGCGTCTACAACTTTACCAAGCTCTGTGATTACGTTTGCAGCAGTCACGGTGGTAGCAGTTACGTCAATAACGTCAGAGTCAGCAGTCATCAAAGAAAGGAATCCGCTAAATTCTCCTGCACTTGCAGCAGCTCCGTTCCAAATGTTCTGCTCAATCTTCTGTGAAGTCTTTGCAGCAACGTGGGCGATAAGGAAGTCAGCGAAAGAAGCAGGGATGCTATCGTAAGCAGAGAAGCCCATTTGACCACCAA